GGTGGTGAACTTTTTCTACAAGTAAACAATAACAATACCACAGACAATATTGGCGCTATTAATTTTGGTAATAATGCTGATACAACACTAAGTAAAATTTTAAGTGGAACGTCAGGAAATAACACAAGCAGTTATCTAACATTCAGCACTTCAGCTACTGGAACGCAATCTGAGGCGATGCGTATTGATAAGGATGGTAATGTAGGTATTGGAACGACAAGCAATACCACATTTGCACTTGAGGTTGTAGGAAATGCAACAGATGGAATCTTAGCAGTAAAAAACGGAACAAATGATGCAAACACTTTTAGGTCATCAAACTCAGGTGGTACAAGAACATTTGATATTGGTAACAATTCTAGTGGACATGGAATTGTAAACATTCGCAACAGTTCAGGTACTGTGAACACACAGCTTCTTGGTAGTGGTACTTCATATTTCAATGGTGGCAGCGTGGCTATTGGTGCAACTAGTGCATCACAAAAATTAGAGGTTCATGATGCTAGTTCAACAACGACAGCTAATGATGGTGGTGTTGGTATAGTCATAAAAAACACAAATGGCACTGATAATAATCAAGCGTCATTAGCCTTTCAAAATTCTAATGGTACAAAATCAGCCTCAATAACATGCACATTTGAAGACCAAAGTAGTAATCAAGGAGTATTAAGCTTTGGTACTGGGCCTGGAGGAGGCGCATTTGCTGAACACATGCGCATTGACTCTAGTGGCAATGTAGGCATTGGCACTAATAACCCTTCAAGTATTCTTCATTTAGAAGATGCCTCTTCACCGAAATTAATTATTAAGGACACAACCAACAACTGTCAATATATTACATACGCACAAAACAGCAATGCGCATTTAGGTACATCTAGCAACCATGACTTATTTATTGATACTAATAATACCAAGCGTATTGAAGTTCATAATAATGGTAATATATCTTTTTTCGAGGATACTGGAAGTACAGAAACACTAGGATGGTCAGCATCTAATGAACGTTTAAGCCTTTCAGGCTCTGATTATCAATTTGAACTAAAACAAGGGTCAAATCAACCGTTCTTTTTACGTGCAGTAAGTGATGGTAGTTTTCGTATTCATCTTAACGGTACAGGTGATATTTTTTCTGTTAGTTCAGCAGGAGCTTCTTCATTTGCAGGCTCATTAACTAAGGGTTCAGGTTCATTTAAGATTGACCATCCACTAGAATCAAAAAAAGATACACACCATTTAGTTCATTCATTTGTTGAATCTCCACAAGCTAATAACATTTATCGTGGCTCTGTCGCTTTATCTGATGGACAAGCTACTGTGAATTTAGATGAAGTCAGTACGATGACTGAGGGTACATTTGTTGCGCTTAATACAAGCATTCATGTATATACATCAAATGAGTCAGATTGGGATGCAGTCAAAGGTTCGGTTTCTGGTAATATACTTACCATTGAATGTCAGAATGCTGAATCAAATGCAATGGTAAACTGGTTAGTAATTGGCGAAAGACAAGACCAACACATGATTGATACTGAATGGACAGATGAATATGGAAAAGTAATTGTTGAACCATTAAAATAATAAAATAATGACTTGGAAAATAAACACACTAGAATACACTAACGACTCTGACAAAGGGGTTGTTATAGCCCATTGGGGCTGTAGTAAAACAGATGGTGACTATACAGGAAGCTGTTATGGCGCTGAATCCTTTACGCCAGACCCATCATCTGAAGATTATGTAGCATATGCAGACTTAACTGAGGAAACAGTTCTTGGCTGGATTTATGCAAAAATAGATAAAGATGCAATAGAGGCAAGTGTTCAGGCTGAGATTGATGGAAAAAAGAATCCAACAACACTCAATGGACTTCCTTGGTAATAATAATTTAAGCGAGTAAAATTATGACAGCAGAAGAAAGACTAGAACAATTAAAGAACCTTGAATCACAAATTGTGATGCAACTACACGAAACACAACATCTGATTAAGGGTTATCAAAACGCAATAGAAAATGATAATGAAGCAAAAGCTGACCAAGAGTCAGCAGACAATGCTGAGTAGACACTCAGTTCATCACAGTAAACCACACATGGACTTTATGAAAAGAAGGATGCTCATGGGAGACTCCTTCGCTGAAGCCCATAGAAAAGCACAACAAAAAATAGGTAAATAATTATGTATCACGGCTCACACGGCAAAAAAGACAAGAAAGACAAAAAGAAGAAGGGTATGATGGGAGCCAAGAATGGAAGAATGGTCTCCATGAAACGAACTGGTCGCAGTAAGAAGGGCTAGTTTATACCCATCTTCGGGAAGTCTTTATAATAAGGCTCTCCATCTTTTTTTCCTGCTGCATCCATGTATCCATCAATATAACCTCTTTTAAAGGCTTCTTTTACATCGTCTTCTGAGCTTTCTATTCCCTTGGACAAACCAATCAAGAAGCCTATAAACGTCATTGTTGTTGAAAATAAAAAAATAATTATAGCTTCCATAAAATTAACGCTCCCCAAAATTTTTTTCTTTCATACTTCTCCCTAGACGTGCGTTCTCCTTTACAGCCATACGTAGACATACCTTTACTATTTGTGTCGCTATAAGGCGATTCTCGTGCGAAATAGAGCAATCCTTCTTTAAGTGGTGGTGAACAGTGGTGTGGTCTTTGTATTTTAGCTTGTTTGCTATAAATTGTTGGCTAAATCCTAATTGTCTGAGTGCAAACATATAAATTTGTCTAGCATCAACAATATTTTGCTTTCTAGATTTACCTTTTATTAGTTTAAGGCTAATACCTGTCTTTAGGCTTATCCTATATAGTATAGATGCAGCTATATCCATTTGTATCCTTATTCTTTAATTGTGATTGGTTATCCACAATCTACAGAAGTCGAGATATATAGTCAAGCATTTTTTTAACTTGTTGACGATTGTAGCTTCTTCGCCCAGTAAGCCAATCTCTTAGCAAGAGATATTTTTTGGGTAGGTCTTTAGAGCGGTAATATCTGTGTGCATACCAGTGTGGGTCTCCTTGTACCTCACACCAGAACACCATAGCTGATAATTCATCTTCGGAGGGCTTGCCGTGTCCTTTTGGAGAAAGAAGCTGATAGATTCGTTCCTTGAACTTGTTTGACCAGTCTACGCCCATGTAAATGGCAACGTGCTTTGAGAAGTCCACCATAGAGTAGGGGCTATCCTTAATTGCGTCCTTAATCTCTTCAGGGGTCATTTTGCCTCTGGTTCAGGCTTCTCCTTTTTGATAGTCTGAATCACACCAATGATGGCTACCATCAGTGCTGCTATGGATTCGTACATGTCAGGCTGTACGCTTACACCAATAGCTCCAGCTATGGCAGTTACACCTTGATACGTTGAGGGTTCTTTTAGTCGAGATTTTAACCAAGTCCAAGTCATAGTTACGGCTCTTTTGTTAATTAAATATACTGTTAAATCAATGATAGGAACGATACGCTCCCTACTCAATACCTTTTTTTTGCGTATTACCTTGGGTACTTTAGTTTCTTTAACGGTTTGCAGATTACCCTGTGGTACGCTACGGTTATCTATGGTAACGGCTTTTATTTTCTTTCGCCCTTGTATTGCCATTTGCCATCCTCATCTACTTCAAATTCGTGGTATCTGTCCCCTTTGTGGTCACAGTGTATAAACTTTTGCTCTGGGTAGTAACAAATGCGCTTATAGTCAGACGCTCTAAGTTCCTCTAGTAGTAACTCTAAGTTTGCGCACGTATAATCTACCGCACCTAGCCCAGTAAAGGTATGTTCGCTGGTTCCGCTTCTACCGTGCGATAGTTCCCAGTCTTTCGAGCGATACCCACTGTTTTGAGATACTTGTATCGGTTGACCTATCTTGTGACGTATAGGATTAATTATGGGCTTATGATACTTTTCTATCTTATCAACTACGTGAATAGGAACATCTGACATAACTCTATCCACTAAAAATTCTTTGATGCTAAAATAATCGTAATACATACACATTCATTTAGTTAAATAGTAAAATCTAGGTAGTTCTATAAGAAATATCAATACCAATAAAAAGGGGGGTTGCTCGCACAAGCCCCCTTAGGTCATCTTTAACTAAAACGAAAAACTAATAAGTTAATCTTTTGTTTCACGTTTCATCAGAATTGCTATGAAAAAGAATGGGGGCTTTCACACCCTCCATTCATAAGGAATACTAATGAAAATACACTATCACATAAGTTTCTCTATTATATAGCGTAGAATCGGGTCTTTATCAAAAGGGAAGCGCAGCCTCAAGCACTGGCTTTGGAGCATCTACACCCTCCCGTTCTGCTACTGTAACGGCTCCCTCAGTGTATACTACACGTCCGTTGCCTAAATATACTTTTGGGTCTCCTGCCTCTCGTTGTTCTTTTGATTGGCTCATAGCAATACTAGCGTTGTTTCCAAATCTAGTCTCATCGTTTATGAACACGGTAACGTTGGCATAGGTGCCCTTTTTACCTTTTACTAACGAATCTTTTGGTATTTTTGTTACGTCTATTGATGCGTTTATAATTGTCGCCATTTTTCTTTGATTAAGTTATAGTTGAAGTTTAAAAGTAAATAAGTGAGTGAAGAAAATCAATAACTAAATTTTTAGCCCTAGGTCTTTGTGGTGTAGTGCCTTGATGCGCTCGTGGCTAAGTTGACCTCGCCTGCTTTTTACAACCTTAATAAATACGCTCTCATAAGAGTGTACATCACCATCTCTCCAACCCTTGACCTTGAGGTCGCCAAGCCCATCCATCAATATTAAGGATTCAACCATGTTAGGACGAAAAACTGAGGTCATACAATGAGCCACGTTCTTAATAACCTGAGCCCATTGAGCGTCTTTATACTTAGGCTCTAGTTGCCACCCTGAGCGATTGTATTCAGAGATAGTTACTTGACTAGGCACAATAACCAGCACATTGAGTTCCTTTGCTATCTGTTTTAGTATTTTTGTTATATAATTTATCTCTAGGGTTCTAGAATCGTATCTACCTTGAGCATAAACCTCTTGTATATAGTCAATTACTACGAAGTCTAAACCACCCTCAATTTTTGCTAGGCGACACAAGCGTTTGATTTCGTCTATGTCATCGGTGGTGTCTACGATGCGAACATTATCAGCGTATGATACAGCTTGCAGGGCTAATTGTGTGGCAGTATTTACATCGTAATCCTCCATCTGAAACCACAAACCTTGATATCCTTGTACCGCTAATTTAGATGCTAAAAAAGTTGACCACTGGGTTTTACCGTGCCCTGAATCTGCTAGTATAACATTAATGTCACCCTTGTGTAGACCTACGTGCTGATATAGCTGATTATCTATCTTGACTTCACCGGTCATTAGCTTTTCCTTCTTTGGCTCGGACTCTTCTCGCTCGAAAATTTGTGTTGGGGTTAAGGCATCTACTGGGGTTGCCTCATCCAGTTCGCCACTTAGCTTGTCTATTTGTATCATTAACTCATCCATAGTCGTAGATGGGTTATGGGCTAGCTTAGTAGCATAGGTGAGCGATTTAGTTAATTTTCGCCTATCAGCGGTGTCCTTCAGAATCCGAGCATAACCTTTGATGTCGTTCTCTGAGGTTCTCTGATGCATTTGTAATTCAAGCAAGTACCCAGCATCAAAATTATCTAGTCTAGCGGCTAGGGTATCCTCATTGAACAAGATACCCTCTGCGTGTTGCTTGCACGCCTCTAGATAAATAGCGTGTAAATTAGGGAAGTGGTTAGCATCTGTTACATTAAAAATAAGGTCTCTGTATTCCTTACTAGCGATGAGCGTACCAACCAGCACCTCCTCTAAGTGCCTTTGGTCAAGTTGGCTCATAACACTTCCTTAGCCTTAACTTTACCATACGGGGTTAGTGAATAAGTAGACGGGTACTTGTTATCAGACACTATTACACCTGCCTGAATAAGGCTACATATTGTTGAAAAGGTTGTCCAATATTTATCGTGAGCCTCAAATTTCATCTCAGGCTCTATATCCTTATAAAAAGCCTTGTCTTGTTCACTTAAAATTTTTAGTATAGATAGTTCATTTAGTGTCATTTCTTTTCTCATTAGTTTTTCTTAAGTCTCTTTTAGTTACGGTTCCATTTTTGTTAAAGGTGTGGGTGACCCATCCCTTGCGGTCATACCACGTCATTGCAAGAACCCTAATATATTTACTAGCAAACTTCTTAGCAAAACGAATGTAAGGTTTTTGTGTTGGTGGTCGGTTTGTTTTTATTTGAACCAACCAAACATTTTTACCATCCATTGCTATGATGTCAAACCCATCAAATACGAGCTCATCACAATTACAACGTTCACTCCAGCACTTGGTGCATAGCCCAGCAAACAGGTCTTTGGATTTTCGGAACCGCCCCCCAAGTTCTACTTCGTCCACTATCATTCCTTTTTCGTGGAAAAACTCTATAGCCTTAGTGACGGTTCTTCGACCTTTTGCTTTGGACATCAGCCAATATAATCGTTGTTATTATAATGAGCGTTGCTATTAACATAGTTTCCTTGTTTGTCTAATATTATTAGGGTGTGATTGATTTGTGGCAGGCTAGTGTTAGGTAAAAGCCAACCAGCAGCGTTCCCCTCGATTGAATTTCCAGTTGTGGGAATCGTTACGTTCTCACATAAAAAATTTCTGAGCTCCCTAGTATTAAACACATACAAACGATACGTGTTGTCGGGCATCAAGAAAAAATATGCATATTTATCTGATTTTGTCTTGAATATACCACTAGGCTCAAATTGTTTCGTATTGAACATCTCAATGTAAAAGTTGAATTGTTTTATGTTCTTAAGAAACATACCAATTACATCTAGCTTTACCTCAACTAAAACAGTTTTGCCGTCAGGAGTAATCGCCTTTATGTCCCAATCTGGGAACCTTCTAGGAGGGGCGGAGAAACACTCATAGCCTAGCTTGGTTAGATAGCTAGACAAGAGTGCCTCGCCCTTTACGCCATTCTTATTTAGCACGCCTGAAGTCTTCTGACTCGTCTTCGCTAAACACGCCCTCTGAGTAGAACCCAGTGATTTGTAGAACGGCTCTCGCTTTTGCTCGCTTTTCAGCGGTCTCTACTGGATAGTGGGGTAATGCACCGCCAGCTTTTTTAGTTTTTACGGGACAATTGTAGTGGTTAGCCGTACCAAAAGATTCCACGGTGTATACCTCACCATTGGCGTCTAATTTTTCGGCAGTAGCCTTGATACAGCAGTTCTCCTGCCCCTCTGTTAACTCAGGTACAACTTCATAGGTCACCGTGATGTTGTCGTGAGCCATTATCTTCTCAACGCCAGTTCGGGTTATAATGATGAATCCTTGGTATGGGTGCTTGAAGAAGTCCTTACCAGTTAGCTTGTATCTTTCTGCTAATAATTTAAGTGTGTTATTTTCTGTGCTCATAATAATGTAATTGTATTAGTATTAGGCAAGCCAGTTCCAGCTTGTTTTGGGTTCTTTTTCCACTCACCGATGCGATGCTTGATTACACTTAGCTCTTTGAGTGCATTCGTTTGTGTCTCAGGATTGAGACCATATACCGCTGTGTTGAATGGGTATTCCTTTTCTATTGCAACGTAATAGAAATCATCAATTAGTATGCCTAGTACTTCGCAGTAAAAAGCCGCTTGTAGGTCATACCTAAATCTCCAAAAGTCAGAGCGAAATGCTTTCTCACTAGCATCCCTACATGACTTCCAGTCTATAATAGCCATTGGCTCCTCGTCTCGGACGAGCAAACGGTCAGGTCGTACACGGTACTTCAGACCATGTATATCTTCCTCCTCGGTAAGGAATGAATACTCATCCCAAGATTCGGATGGGTCATACATATTGTATATCTCCTTAAGGGCAGGGTTAGAAGACATGGACGAGTACATATATTGAAGTGTATACATATCATCCTCCGATATAGATGTCTGATTTTCACTAAGTGAGCACTCGAAGTCCTTTTTGTAAGTCTTGTAGTCCTTTGTCATAGTGGGGCTAGTTATGTCGGGTCTCCTCTCAAGGATTTTTGCTATTATCTCAGAGTCCTTGAAAACCTTAAAGCGTTTGTGGAACGCCTGAGTATCCTCGAAGTATGTGTGCATAGCATCACCAAACAGTAGCGCTTGACTTGGTTCCACGGGTTGTAGGGCTTTAGCTATAGAGTGCTTAGCTACGTTCTTTATGAATGAACTAGATATGTAGTCATTTAAAGCATGATAATCAGCATTAGACATATCGCTATAGGTCTTCATCGTGCACCTCCTGAGGGAATCTGTTTATGGATAGTACTGGCTTTTCAAAGCCACTTAGAAATCCCTCTATCTTGAATAGAAGTTCCTCTGCCTCTTCTGACATCATCGTTTCGGGCATCTTAGTGAAATGTGATGGTTTATCATCACCATCATCATAAAACACCTCATGAAATGAGAATATTTTTTTTTTGCCTGAGTTATCAAGCATCAATCGGTAGTTCCAAGCTGGTTTCATCTTGTATTCCTCCTTTTGATTTTTGTTGGTTTCTCTTAGCCGAGTGTAGGCACACCTCAAATGCTCTAATGTAGGCACGGGTATACTCATCGGGGTTAGGTAGAGAGCGCAATCCAGATAGGAATGCGTTCATAAATTGTATGTGATTTTCCATTATGTGTATCCTTTGTGATTCTTGATTGTGGATAAATTTATAAAAAAGTATTGAGTATCCAAAATTATTTTTATATTTGTGTAAACAAAAAAGGAAAACTATGCTAGAAGTACCCAACCACACACAAATACCGAATATTATTATTGACCAGCATATGTCTGAGTTATCGCACGCTCAGTTTAAGGTACTGATGGCTATTTGTAGGAAAACTATTGGCTGGCACAAAAGAAAGGACTACATAAGCATATCTCAGATAGTGGAACTAACTGGGGTGTCCAATAAGACCGTAGTGGGAGCCATTAAGCAACTAGAGAAGAAGGGGTTCATTTTGACCGAGAAGTTTAACAGGTCAACTACGCTCATCACCATCAACTATGATATAACTAGTGTACTGAGTACACCAACTAGTGTAACCATTACACCACCTAGTGTAGTGAGTACACCAGTAACTAGTGTAGTGAGTACACACACAAAAGAAACTATAAATAAAGAAGAAGAGGGAGAATGTAGCATACCCACCCTTGATGATGTCATAAAATATTTTGACGGGAATGGGTACACTACGGATAGTGCTAAAAAGATGTATAATTATTATCAAGCATCTGTTAAGAGTAGTAATCAAAGGTATTGGAGGGATAGCAGGGGTAACCTAGTGAGGAGCTGGAGGCAGAAGGCTCAGTCTGTTTGGTTCAAACCTGAGAACAAGAAGAAGGACGGGGATAGCTGGGAGGCTCAGGGATTTTCACCAGTGGATATTAGGTAGAGATTTCTGCCTAGGGATTTCTACTGTAGATTTCTACTGTGGGTTAATAATATTGTTTCTGAAATGTAAAAGAATGTAAATCGGGGTAAAATTCAATATTTTTAATAAAAATGTTGTTTTTCCAATTGCATATATCAGAAATCTTTATTAGCTTATCTAGTGAACATTAACAATAAGGGAATACTATGAGACAAGTTGAACTAATGGGATTATACCAAAGGGTAACCGAATATGAAACGGAGGAGCATAGCCTTGAATGGCTAGTGCAATTCTTTGCTGACCTGATAGCTACGGGATTAGCTTGGCAGTTGCAAGGTCACTATGGTAGGGAGGCTAAGCGATACATTGAGAATGGCTTAGTCACACCTCAGGGTGACGTAAATTGGGATGTATACGAAGAATACTTTGAACTATAAATGAGGATTGGAGAAAATATGAGAGTAGTAAAATTATTAGAATACTTAAAAGAATACAATCCCGATGATGAGGTAGTCATTCAGACTATTGATTTAGACACGGGAGATGAAGTAGACCTTTATCCTTTTTATGTTGACAAGGTAAAGGTAACAAACACCTTGAGTGAAATAAGATTAGTACAAAAAAACAATACAATAGAAAACTTTAAAGAGGAATACAATGGATAAACGAATCATAAATACCTATGTAAGAAAAATGGCAACCGAGGATATTGAGCAGTTAGTCAATGTGCTACACATCGCTTTAAGTGGTAATACCCAGCAAAGCAAATCATTAATACTAGAAGTATTATTGGAGGAGCCAAAATGAAAGTAGTAACACTAGATGAAGATAATAATATAGTAGTGAGAACTAAAAAATATGAACAAGCAATATATTATTGTTTGCGGTGGTTTAAATTACACGACATCAATGCGTTTGAATGCAATGAATCTGTTTATATAGAAGCATACAATTTTGAATTACAAATATCAATTGCTGAAGTATTTTATAGAGCAGACCTATATAAATCAATAATGGAGAAATCAAAATCTGAGGAAATAATATGAACCAAATTAAATATCTAAAAAAACAATACGGAACTAAGAACAAATTTCTTAGTAAGGTAACGGGCATATCGGAGCCTAGAATATCTAGGCTATCAAAGCTAGATGATAAGGAGTATGTCGCTAAGGTGTATGCTGATGAATACATAAAACTAAATAGAATAATAGAAGCTGAATAGATTTCTACGGGGGGTGCATCTAGATC